TTGCCTTCAACAGAATCAAGGACATAGAACTCTTGTTCTCTTGTAAGATAATGTTGTGGGATTAATTTTGTGATAAGATTCGGATTGTTCGCATCATACTGAGAACCAGATGCAAGCAAGTCAGCATTTATTGATGCAACGTCAGGATGATCAGGAAATAATACAGGAGAAAATGCTATCTTCTCAAATGTAAGAGGGCAAGCAGCATGAGGAACTCTTTGTGAAGTTGCAAAAGAGCTAATACTAGAGTGAAGTCCATTTCCAGAGTGGTCAATTATTGTTGAATTGTTAGTATAAGACCCGGTTGGCTCGTTGAACCTGAACAAAACTTGAAGTTTTTCTTCAGGAAAAACAGTTGTTCTCATGCTAGAGCTGATCTCGCTAATGTCACGATTCCTATGATAAACCCTAAGATCGTCAATTGAGCCCGACATTTTATTTGCAGGGGTAAAGATAGTTGATCCTGCAGAATGCATCGTGCCAGATCCGAGCAGCATTGGACTTGATTTAAAGTCTATTTGCCCAAGGTAAGTTGACATGCTGGATGTTGCGGCAAGAGCTCCATCAACATAAATAAACAATCTGTCTACACCAGGACTTCTATTTAGCTGGGCAGCGAGAGAAAAGAATGAGCCTTTGCTAACTGCAACAGATGCAGTCAAATATGACGAACCAGAAGACACCAAAAAGTTAAGATTGCATGCTGACGTTGACGCACTTTGTGAGAGCGCAAGAGTGAAGCCGTTGTTAGAGCCGCTTATTTTTTGAACTATCACCTGATTGTTGTTTGTGATAGGAGACACAAACAGCTGCATCTCAATTGTCATTGATGATAAACCAGGATCTAATTTTGATGCACCAGATCTATCTTTTGACATCTCTGGAAGTTCAACGCCAGCTTTGTCAGTTACTGAAATGAAATTTGTGCCATCGAAGTTTAAGTAACCAATATTTTTTGGAGAAATATCATAAACATACTTCTCAAATCCAGTCAATCCATCAAGAAAACTTTCCATCTCAAGTCGATTGCCATCAAATGGGAAAGAATTAAAAAGTGTTTCAAATGCAACATTTGTCTTTGCTTGCGCAGAATTAAAAAATGTATGATTCTCAAACTTTGACCAATCAAGTGGAATTTGTTGAGTTGATTTTAAGCCTGTTCCTGGCGCGTCTAATCTGAATGATGATGACAAATTTGCATTGATGTTTGTAACATCAGCTGCAGTCACATCTTTAACAATTGTGCTATTTCCCTTTAGCTCTTTCATCAATTGATCAGGTGAGTATCCTCCTGCATAAATGGAGTTAGACAATTTTATTTCTCCACAATAAATTTAGCGTTTTTATCGTCAACAATATACTCAGATTCTAAATCAACTACAAGATACTGTATTGTTAATGATCTGCCGCTTGGAAGTCCGTCAGTGAATAAGTCAAAGAACATTCCTGAATCATCGGCTGACAGTCGCGTACCACCATTTTTCCGTTCAAATGGAACATAGACATTTCCATCGATGTCTTTGATAGAAAAATAAGTCTCTGGTGTTGCACTCTTTGTGGGCTTTGGAATTTTTGTTGCTGCTGGCTCATAGTTTGGATCATACGCAAACACCCTGACTTTATATGAAGTGTTAGAGTCATACTTACTTTTTAAGTTAGTTGACTTAATGGTTAATTGTCTTGGAACTGCATTCAGAACAGATCTATTTGGAATTGAGCATGTTAGATAATTTGTGAGAAACGTGACATTACCATCAAGAGATGTCCATTTTTCTGAAAAAACAATGGAACCAGACGATGCAATATGATCTGCAAGTTTTATTGTTCCACTAACGATCGTCTGATTTTGTGCTGAGATATAGAAGGGCGCAAAATATGAACCTGTCACAAAGTTCTGACCTATCATTTGCTGAGATGCTGTTATCACGTTCACGTAAGAACCAGTAGACAAAACAAGCTTTAAAGAATTGGTGCCGGTAATAGGAACAGATGCGGACAAGACATTCTGATATGTTGATCCAATAATGTTTCTAAAATAGAGAGTTCCAGATGCATCGAATGCTGCGCTTTCATGTGAGTCGAAAATAGAGTTGTTGTTGTAGACTTCAAGCCTTGGCCTAATTGCGTCTTGTGTCACATGACGAGAAGCAAATCGCTTAACAAATCTAGTTACGGTGTCATTTTCTTGGCTAGATGTGAATGACATGATCATTCCATAGTCAGGTAAAATGCCAGCAAGCGTGGCAGATACTATATCAGAAACATCAACGAATAAGTCTTCATTTCCATCAATAAAAAGCTGCTTAACTTCAAGACTTCTTAAACCTAAACCATCTTGTAAGTTTCCAGAAGCAAAATAGTCGATATTAGTATCGCCAGGAGAACCAGATGCGTAAGCTCCTGAAATTGACCATGTCGTGCCCTGAGATGAACTAAGAAAATTGCAAGCATCAACATCAGCAAATGATGCGACATCTCTTCCATCACCTTCATTAAACTGTCTAGCAAGTGGAAACATCGATATCGTAAAGTTCCTGGGAACTGGAAGATTTGTTTCAACTTGCTTTAAGTGTATCTTAGCACCGAATGTATTTGAAGAAAAATCAAGTGGTCCAGATGCCAACTGACGGATTCTTCCAAGATCAAATTTAATAAGAATTCTTGAAAGTTCAGTATGATAGCCTGCAGATCCTGAAATTGTCTCATTGTAGAGCTTAAAAAGATCTAGCGTGCCAGCGCGACCAACATTTGCGTCTTCAGTCCTTGCCCCATCAATAATCTTGTTAGTGATATAAGTGTCAGCTGAAGCTGTAGAAATAATATACATTAGAGTGCCGTCCCAATCATATCCTGCTGTGGATATCTAAGCTCAAATATGCTTCCAGGAGGTCCAAAGATGACTCCGCGTCGAGTGTATTGCTTTATATTAAGCGAAACATTTGAGTATGTTCTGTTCTGTATCGTTCCATTTAAGTTCTCTACGCTTAAATCAACAAGCGTCAAAACTCCAGGTGTGTTAATAATAACATTCTGAAGATCAGAAAGAAGGATTGGTTGATCTATTTGGAATTTGCTGATATTAAGAGTGTCATTAAGTCGAGCGATTACAGATTGTAATGTCGATGATTTATTTGAGTTTGGATTTACAAATATTGTAAATTTAACACGAAAATTAATTACTCGCGCGTCTAGCACATCAACTGCATCGCTAATGAGACGAAATTCATTGAGATATGTACGAAGATTTTTCTTAAGTGTATCTGATGAGACAGTTAAGAATCCATTATTGTCTTTTGAACAAATGAACAGTTGACTTGAGAGCGGATTATCTGGGTTTGGTCTTGACGCCGCCCTAAAGATTCTTCCAAACTTAGTTGGAAGTGTATAAACACGTGATATCAAGTCTTCTTTTGTTACGATTCTGTCTTGCTGGCTTCTGGCAATTGGAATTTGAGCACGAAGATCTTCAAGCGTTGGCGCGCTGTCACCGCCTGCTGCTGAGTTATCATTCCTAATATCAATTGAGGCCCTAACAGATCTTGCCACTGCGGCGCTACAAGCATCAGGAAATGAAATTCCGAGTGATGATATGCCACGAATTGAACGAGATGCAACATTATGTGATGAGCCACCACCTGATCGATATGTTACTGTAAGTGTTGTATTAGACGGAAGAACACCAAGCGTCTTTGTTTGAAGCAATGAATTAGGATCAATTGAGAACCTGCTCATCACTGATGTTCCGTAAAGCGGTAGTGAAAGTGTTTCAGGATCAGGAATCGCATCATCTTGCGTCGTAAGAGCGTTTCCACCGCCGAATTGAAGTGTAGTAAGTCTTGTCAGCGGATCTGAAGTGCTAACAAATCTACGAGGTGCAGGAATAACTTCTATTGATCTTGGAACTTCTTCAGAATCTGATGACAAATTAGGAAATGTCTTAAAAACTGTATCTTGGCTCAGTGCTTGAACTTCATAATATTGATTTCCGCTGCCATCAACAATATTTAATATTTCGCTGATGTCTGTTTTTGAGAGTGAAAGCGTAAAAAACGGAACTGGATTTGTGCCGATCTTAAAAGACTCAGATGAAACTTGTCCAGACACACATGCAACATTGCGTTTCACCAAAAACGTGGTTGGATTTCCAGACGCGTCAACATTTCCAATCACATAGCTTGCCCTCAATTCACCAAGTCTATTTTTCTCAGCGAAGTCAACGTCTTCTGCAGTAGAAAATATGATATTTGTATTTGAGGCAAGCTGCGTGCTTTGCAAGATCATTGGAAGTGCAGACTCATCAGGGACATATTGACCGCTAATAATTTTTGATGGAACTTCAATGAATATTGAGACCGAAACAGTCGCAGGAGAAGCTCCATTTGATTTTATTCCAGCCTCTTTGATCATTCTTGAAAGATTTGCAGATTCAGTGACTGTTGACCATGACATTTCTCTAAACTGGTGATCGAGATAAAATGACATTGAGTCAGAAACAGATGCCGCCATATCAAGGAGAAGTCCTCCCATGCTTGCTTCTGAAAAGTCTTGAATCTTATCGCCAAAATATGTCCTTGCATAACGAAGCAGCTCACTACGAAAAGAATCAAAATCTTTTGCGACATAAGTTCTTGTGTTTGCATTTTTTAACTGTTGATTTCCAGCCATTTATTTCATCCTGAATAGTTGAAGATAATGCCAATTGACTGGTTAGTCAGATTGGCTCTTGGCACAGAGTAAGTGATTACCATCTTTATCTTTGCCAACGCGCTAGTGCCAGCATCTTGTGGCGTTGTAATAAAATTTTCAAGTATAACAAACGGAAGATATTTTGAGACCGCAAGCTGGATCCTTCGCATTGCTTCCTCATCACCATTTTCTGCACTTAATTCATGAATTAGCGGCCTGATATTTGCGCCGAAATCAGGAAAATTCAATCTTTCATTGTGATTGGTCAATATTAAGTTAATAAAATTGTCTTTGATCTGATCACCTAAACTCCTGTGCATCTTGAAGATGCCGTCGGCGTTATTGCCCATTTCAATAGGAGTTTTTATTCCAATTGGAGGCGTTATAACTGTTGCAGCAACTACTGCATCATAAGCACTTTTCTTTGTGCCGACGCTACTGAAGCTATATGATTTCGCTTGTGCCATTACAGATTAGACGCTCCACTGATAAATAGCAAGAAATCAAGTTTTCAAGAAAGCAAATCTTCATAGATTTGATTAAAAGATTCATTCTGCAAAAACGATATCAGACTTTATGTCATATGGATCAGCAACAATAAGCTTTTTTATCTCTATTTCTTTTGTTATTATTTCTACGGCTTTACCCTGAAGAGTTCCAGCCGCTGATGTCAATAGGGTTACTAGTGGACCACCGTTTGTCACCGGTCCAGTAGCCGTTGTGAGAAGGGCTATTTGTGGAATTGCGCTGTTAAAGCTTGTGCAAAAATCATTTATATTTGAGGCAATAGATGTGTAATCTGTTATCATTTCATTTAAAAGCTTCATAAGACCAGAGTATCTTACATAAGGCTCTATGCCTGCACCGTCAGTGTTGTATGAAGATAATTGAATTCTGTTTCCGCATGCTTGCAATGATCCGTTAGCATGTAAGATAATTGCTGCACCATCAATATCACCTGGCTTAGGCTCTTTGACTATCCTAATATCACCTGAATGCCTTGCAACAAGCCTAAGATTATCTGCTTTTCCAACAAAAAACGAGCCGGCCTTAGCCTTAAAGTACTCTTCCATGCCGATAGTCGACGGAAGCTGTATCTGCAAAAGAGTGTCTGGGTGATATGAAGAAAAAATATCTGCTGAGTTTGCTGTCAAATAAAGACGGGATGCATCTGTTGGAAAGTGTGGATCACCTTCAGTTTGTGGATCTTGACGTTTGTCGGTCTCTTTAAGATTAAGTTCATTAGTTATAACCGCTCCAGAAGTTGCAGCCATTTTCCCACGACCAACAACAATATCTATCGCTGCGATCCCTGGCGGTATATCGGTCGTGTTTGCGCTTGCTTTGATATCAAACGCAGATTTATTATAATGACCGCGTTCTTCTCCGAGCATAATCAAAGAATTATTTGATCCTTGAATTATGAGATCGCCAGGCCTCTTGTTATATCTTGGCACTGGCTCAAAACGATGAACTTTTTCAGCAAAAGCAATTGTCTCTATTTGCTCGTTTTCATCGTTAGTCGCGCTAATCCAAGAGTATGTCTGTGTTGTGTCAGATTTAGCCGGGACGCCGTCAGATCTTGCAGCTGCACCAGGCTCAGCCTCAGTAGGTGCTTGCCTATAAGACCTTGGAAAGTGCGTAAAATTCAAGTCTTCAACATGCCCAGGTTCCGTTACCCTTGAAAGCCAAAATGCAATTGGGCCTTGATTATCAGGATTTTCAAAAACGAACCAAACGCACTCGCCTGGCTTAAGAGGCATGCTAAAATGAGAAGAGAAGAATGGATAGCAAATTATCTCACTATTGCTGATTTTTGATGCGCCCTCTGAGATCTGCTTAACAACAATTGTGTTTCTTGGAAATGACTTTAAATTTGGTGTATTAATAAGCTTTTGATAATCTTCTATGTTCTTATTTCTAATCGTAAGCCCAGACACAGAGTTGATTATGTCAACGACCATCCCACGATAGAAAACAGTTGACATCTTATTTCTTTATCCTATCAAAAATATCGTCTTCTGAAAAGCTTGCCGCTGAAGCACTTTCAGAATCTGAAATCTGCTTTGATAGGCTAAGCAACTGTTCGTTGCTCTTTGACATCCGCTCTAAATACTTTGTCAATATAAGCCCAAGAGTCGCATGATCAGACGATGATCCGCCCATTTCAGAGTATAGATTAGTAAAAAGAATGAATGCGTTTGTTCTGTCAACAACAGCGTTCTCATAAATCTCTTTCCAGAGCATCTTCTTTTTCTCAGATGCATTATCAATCTGGTCAAGTATATCAGAGAACTGTTCTACTTTTTTCCCGTTTTCTTTTAGCTTTTCAAGTATGTTATCAATAGCGGCCATTTAGATAAAGCTTCCATTTTTTGAAATTGTTCTATATTGCTTTCTTATGATCGACATTGCCGATCCAAGTTGCTTCTGATTGAGATTAGAGATATTTTTAACATAAACAAAGACGGCACGTTTGTTTAAGAAGTCAAGATCGTCTATTTGGTCAAAGACCGTTATAATGGCATCAATACACGCATGTTCATGTTGATGATTAAGACTTTTCTTAATTTTCTTCATGACTTCTAAGATAACATTTCTTCTATCGTTCTCAATAATCATATCTTCTGGTGTTGTTCCGATGTGCTTATCATTAAACACTTCGAGCTCTCGCGAAGGACCTGTCTTCAGGTCTTCGATAGAGACAAATCTCTTTGCTTTCTTCTGTCTATTCTTAGAAGAGATGATAAGCCAATTCCTGGCAACCACATTGAAATAAGAAAACGCTTTTGTTCCACGAGATGAGTCAAACTTATGCAGTGACTCATACAAAAAAGTGACACAGTCATTTTTCATATGCTCAATAGGCTCATTTGAATTAGAAAAACCGTAGATGAATATTAGGCTTTCAACAAGTTTATTGAATGCTGGCATTATCTTAGAAAGATATAGCTCATGTCTATCATTGATAGTATGCGCTTGCTGAAACTCTTCGATAGCTTTTTGTGTTTCAGCATCAAAGTAAAGTGTTCCTGTGCCCTTGCCCCTCTTTATTACTCTCTTCGTTCCCAATCTCTTCCTCGTCTTCCTGAATGGATGTAAGTTGTTTAGCGACATACAGGATTGCATCAC